TATATACTTATCGCTGTATTGGCCCTATGGGGATTCCACTGGTACCGCAAGGCTGCCGAGGCTACCGCTGCTGCCGCTGTGCCACAACCACTCCCGCAACATATGATGCGGGCTGCCGCCTGACCCGAAGGGTCAACTGTCAAGGGATTCGGACCCGAAGGGTCCACGTTTAGCGGGTCACCGCGTAGATGGGCTGCTGGGTGCTGGGGTCGCGGATGGTCACGTTGAAGGCCACAGTCTTCACAATCATGTAGACGATGATGGCAATCAGGGTGGTGAACAGGGCGGCCAGAGCGTAGTAGCTGGCGCCATCCTTGGACACCTGGACGATGCGGGAGATGACGAAGCGCACAAAGTCCATCCAGGCGATGGCGCTGGCGAAGGAGAAACCAGCAACGATGCTGTTCAGGGACTGGGTCTCGAGCTGGAGAGCGATGGATGCAAGGGTGGATGCCATTTATATTTGTAAAGAATTTTTTTCCGGAAGGCGAAGCCTTCTCACCTGTAAGAAAGTGAGGCCCTTCGGGTCACTCTGGGTCAAAGTCCGAGTCCGAGTCACCCTGCTGGATGGGTGCATACCGGACTGTGGGTGGAAGCGAGTCCATGTCGTCGTCTGAGTCACCGTCGTATACAATAAATTTTGTAAAAGTTTTTGTATAGTACGGAACCACGTTCGACATTCACCCTAGTAGGTGACGCTGGTTTTCGACTGCACTTTTGAGCGCCTGTTCGGCTGGGCTTTCTGGGACCCAGTCATCCCATGTGTCGGCGCACTGATTCATCTTGTAGCCGATGCTCTCTGTATCGTCGCCCTGGTAGCGCGTGAACGGCTCCTCGTCGTCATCCACCGTTTCCAGGTCCTCTTCGTCAGACTCGCTCTCGTCATAAATCTCTGGGAAGAGCGAGCCGAGCTGCTTGCCAACCACATTCCTGGCGGCGTACATAAGACCGTACATCATGTCAGTCGCTGTGATAGTGTTCCGGTCTGACTCTTTGGCGTAATGACTCGCCAGAACGACTGAAGACTCCATAACTGGCAGGAAGATGTCCTGGATAGACTCCATTCTACGATTATAGAGTAATATCTATAGGGTTATCATCCGCATCACGTCACGTCATACTTAATTTTCCTCCTGAAATCACCAGTGTGCGGTATCCATAGTAATACAGGTACATGTTGTACCCCTGTGTGATTTGAGGAGCCAGCGCTGGGTCGAACGTCATGTCTATATAGGTCGTCTGTGAATTCAGCTGCCGAAAGTCAACTGTGCCATCCTGGCTGTATGCACTTGGGTCGTTTCCAAAACAGTACATGTACATATTTTTGGTAGGTGCTGTTAGACTGTGCTCCGTGGACTGTTTATACGTATAGTAAAGAGCTCCCGGAAAATTACTCAAAACATTTTTATTATTCAGATAGATGGTGGCCGACTTGATAATGTCCACAAACTTTTGGGTCACACCATTAAAGAAGTTGATTGGCACGGCCGAAACAATGTAGTCAGTCGAATAGCCATATGTATACCTCGACGCGTAATAGACGGGATTCGTGGTCGACTCGTAGAGCCTGTTCCGGACAAACCAGACAAGCATAGAGACTGGAAAGTTAGCCGTAAGATTCATCCGTACAGTACCGTTCTGGTACGACTGCACAGCCTCCCTGTTCGCCACAGGAATCTTGACAGAGAGCCGGGATGTCTTGTAGTATATGCGCTCCTCGGGTGTCAGTGTTACTTCTTCAAGCAAGAGACGAGGGTTTAAGAGGTCGATGGTGGCATCTGTGTAGTTGGTAATCCAGGCCTGTGTGTTGAAAGTAAGCCGAATAATTACAGACGAATTATACATGGCACACAGAGGCAAATAAGGCTTCCCCTGTCGTCGCTTCCGTCTGCAGAAGAAGAAATCGAGCGGGACCATCAGGTTGAGCTGGGTAGTGGCCGGGACCACATTTGACTCCGCCTGACCATTGCTGACGAGACGGTACATGGATAGTTTTTCGTCAGCATTCAGAAAGAGCTGGTCACGGATGACGTACCAGTCATCCTCTAGAGACTCTATGACGTTTCCATCTATGAGAATCTCCGCCTTTTTAATGATAGCCCGGCCGACAAGCTCACAGTAGTTGTAGCCGACTGGCAGGGCCGGCAGAGACACAGACAGGAACATGTTCGCCAGGAGGTCCCCCTCCTGCTTTGGATAAATTGGAATTTGATATTGAGAATCTAAATATTTTCCACCAACTTTATTGATTATCGGGAGCATACGCCGAGTGATGGCGAATTTTGAATGATGAGTAATGTTTGGAGCCCACTCAGATTTGTCGTCGTACATGAATTTCTCTTCTGGGCCTACGGCACTGAGAGCCTGCAGAGCCCCAATACGCGCCATACTATCTGTGGCATAAAAATATAAGTAAATATTATGGCCGGACAACTACTACTGTCCGCAGCAGGCACATACAGTACGACCCGACCGACAATAACTCTGTTCAATACTGTTCAACACGAGGCTGACACGGAGCTCAGAGAAACTTTTGAAATTCCTTTTGATAATTCTAAAACTTTTTTTGGTTCGAGGTCAACCTGTACCATCTCCAAGAGGAGTGACATCTTGACAGGGGTGACACTCCGGGCTATTCTGCCTCCTATTTATCCGGTACAGTCCGACCAGTATGTGTACCCGACGCCATCTTCACAGGTTGGTGGAACTGTCTATGCAGATATGAAGCTGACGCAAGTGGTCGCGGACGGTGTGACTCTGACCGCGACCACAAACGGAAACCACTATTTTTCTGTAGGCGCACAGGTTACACTGGCTGGCACAAGATATCTTATTTTCAACCTGGACGGGACATACACCATTGCGAGTATCCCGACGGCCAACTCGTTCACGTGCTCGACAATTTTGGCAGGGGTGTCATACAACGGCACTGCAAGTGTACCAGGTATCGTGCCGTCAGACGTCGTGGGCTACTTTTCGACGGCAAACTCGAACCTATGGGTGAATAACCTGACAAACAAGACGTGGCAGATTACTGCAGGATCGAACGTCGGAACGAGTTGGACGTTTACGACATCGGCCCCGTCAGATTTTCCTGTGGGAAGTTCAGTCGTACTTAATTTAGCTAATTCTGGAGTTGTAAGTCAAACGTTTACAGTGACAGCATCGACGGGTACGACGTTCACATGTACTATCGATGACAGGTTTGTCATAGTTGGTAATTATAATCAAGCATATTCAACTAACGACGGTCTTTCATGGACTTCGGTATTGGTTCCTCTTGTTCCGGAATACTGTGAAGGTGTAGCATTTGGAAATGGAGTTTATGTTGCAGTTGTGGATAGTGGAAATGGTACCAGATATACAGCTTATTCAACTGATAACGGGTTCTCGTGGACTCCTGTCGTGTTTGTACCATCCAGTCCCAATTACGCTTGGAAAAATGTATCATTTGGAAACGGTGTTTTTGTTACGGTTGGTGGTAACATTCAAGGATATTCAACAGATAATGGACTCACGTGGACTAATGTAGCGTCTCCCCTTTCAGGATTCTGGTATGGGGTAGCATTTGGAAATGGAGTGTTCGTCATGGTTGGTGCTTTTAACAAACAAGCACGTTCGATAGACAACGGACTCACGTGGACTAATGTAGCGTCTCCCCTTTCAGGATTCTGGACTGGGCTAGCATTTGGAAATGGAGTTTTTGTCATGACTGGTCAAAATTGTCAAGCCTACTCAACTAATAACGGTGTTTCATGGACATCTGTTGCGTCACCTCTTTCAGGAAGTTGGCAGATGTGGGGTTTAACATACGGAAACGGAGTTTTCGTCATGGTTGGTTTGTCTGGCAAACAAGCACGTTCAATAGATAACGGAGTTTCATGGACGCTGGTAGCAAATCCAATCCCAGGAGAATGGCGTGGTGTATCGTTTGGAAATGGAGTTTTTGTCATGGTTGGTGTAAACGCACAAGCGTACTCAACTGATAATGGACTCACGTGGAACCTTCTTTCAACAAACCTGCCTGGTATATGGTTTGCTACAACTTTTGGATCTTTCTCATACGTAATTTCATCTTCAGATTCTGTTTCGCTCGTCACTCCACCTCTTCAATTGACGAATCGCGTTTTTTCTTCAAGTGTATACCCGTCAATCTCGTTTGCAAATGCTACTGATGCCGCCTTTTGGGGTTTTGACGTTCGCCAAGGGCTCACATACACACTACAGGCAACGCCCCCATGGACTCTGACTCAGAGTGGCTGGATTTCAGGGTTTCTTCCCCCAAGTCAGTCATCATGGACCGACTCTGTCGCCAACAAACTATGCAAGTCGGTCCGTGTCATGTGCGGTAAACAAACTATCCAAGAGTACACCGGTGAGTACCTGGAACTCAAGAATGACCTGACTATTCCGTACGAAAACAAGGCGATTCTGAAACTCCTGAATGGGACACTCGACCAGACACAAGCGACAGTCCTTCGTGAATACTACGTGTCCCTGCCTTTCGGAACCAAAGAGATTCCGCTGTGCGCTCTGACACGCCAACAGATGAGCATCGATATCGATTTTGAAGAGTATGCCAACCTTTCTCAAAACCTGAATCAAGGGACTGGGTCGTTCTTGGACACCAAATCCTATACTACGTACAATGCGTCGACTGGAATTCTAGGGGGTCAACCTATTAATGTCCAGACGACATTCTCATACCAACAATACATTTTCATCGTCGCGTACGGTGGGCAGTTTATAGTGTACGACACAACAAAGAGTATCACGGACCCCACCTCGTACATAACCCTTTCGGCTTTTTCAGGAACTAATCTATTTAAACAGTTTTGTGTTCTTTCAGGGAACCTGTATATAGGGTTAACCAACGGACAACTTGCCCGTATGATTATTACCGAACTCATTCAAGGAAATATTTCTTCGTTCGTCGTGAATAACTACACACCGACGAGCGGGTCTTTGACCGGAACGGTCGTCGCAGATTTTCGGTATGTGTACTATGCATTGAGTAATACAGCATCGTCAAATGTGTTCATGACCCGGTACGACACGACTAGTGTGTTTACGAGTCCGTCAAGTTATACGACGGTCGATTTCACAAAGACTTTCAATTCAGACGTCAACGGTGTTTATCAGATTCTTTCGACGGGTACTGAACTCATCATGCTTCCTCAAGGAACACTTGGGTCGCTCTACACATACCAACTGAACGCGAACGTCCAGAGTCAATGGTACTCACTCGGTTATTCTTCCTATGGATTTCAAATAACAGAAGGTGTTGTTATCGGGGGTGGTGCAATATATTTTGTAATAGACAACTACAGCATAATCAGATATTCTAATAGTATTTTCAGTTTGTATAATTATTTCGGACCCACTTTTGTTACGGTTGGGGAGGATAAGCAAGCTTATTCAACTAATAATGGCAAATCACGTACTTCGGTTGCAAGTCCTCTTGTAGGATACTGGCAAAGTGTGACATTTGGAAACGGGGTTTTTGTCATGGTTGGTTATGACTGTCAAGCGTATTCAACTGACAACGGGCGTTCATGGACTTTGGTTGCAAGTCCACTTGTAGGATACTGGGAGAGTGTAACTTTTGGAAAAGGAACTTTCGTCATGGTTGGTTTGAACTGTCAGGCGTATTCAACTGATAAAGGACTTACTTGGACTTATATAGACAATTCAGGAACCTGGACAAGCGTAACGTTTGGAGATAATCGTTTTGTCATGGTTGGTACAGATGTACAAGCGAACTCATTAAATGGCCAATACTGGGCTGTCAGTCCAGTGAGCCTTCCAGGGCCTTGGCGAAGTGTAGCTTACGGAAACGGTACTTTTGTTATGGTCGGGTCTATTCTAGGTCCAGCTTACTCGAATACTGGTGGTTTCGACTGGTATTATTCGTCACCTAGTGCATTATTTAATGCAATAGCTGTATCGTTTGGAAATGGGGTTTTTGTTACGTCTGGTCAGAATGAACAGGGGTATTCGAATGATAACGGACTTTCGTGGAGTCTGGTAGTGTCGCCCCTTTCAGAAAATTGGGAAAGTATAATGTTTGGAAATGGGATTTTTTTCATGACCGCCTATCCCAGTAATCTGGGTTATTCAACTGACGGAATTTCTTGGAGTAGAATTGTAGAATCAGAATATTGGACAGGTGTCGCTGCAAGTCTTCCAAGTATATCAGGGAATGGATTCCGAAACCTTATAGCCGTCGGAAATTACATCTACTGTTCAACCAGTACCATCGCCGTTCAGATCGACACGAGCCAAGATTTGTTGACCGCCGCCGCCTAT